TGGATATGCCTATTCAAAAAATTAGAGTTTTTTTGGCAGCACCAGTTGATTTTGTGGTGTTGCAAAACAAATATTGTTTGGATTTTAATAATAAATTTATGACGGCATTTAATTCTACTTTTTCTAAAGTAGGGATGTCGAAGTTTAAGAGGGGTTGGCACAACTTAATCACGTCTTTTGGTGATTATGAGTGTGTTTTGGGTATAGATGGTAAGGAATTTGACACCACGATTTCATCAGTTATTACTGATATTGTGCGTGATTACCGCTGTGATTCATATGACCCTGATCTTGATCGCCGATTATTAATGGCGGTCCTTAAATTTATCTATCTGAATATTCAAAATTCTCTGCTTGTCCTTGAAAAAGGATACTTACTTTTGAAAGAAGTAGGTAATACGTCTGGTCAAGCGAACACAATCATTGATAATACTATGGCAAGTATAATAGCGTTATGTTATATGTATTACCAACGGTGCATGGAGATAGGCATTGATCCCTCATGTGAGCACCTAGTCAAATTAATGAGGTGTGCGATAGTGGGTGATGATTGCTGTGTTGGCGTTAGATTGTCTGACGCCAACTTTTTGAATTTTACAGTAATGGACAGATATTATACGCAGTTAGGAATGTGTATTACGCGGGAAAGCGCTGAACACATACCACTTTTTGAGTGCGAATTTTTGTCCACAAAATTTATAAAATCTGAAAATGGGATTTATTTACCACTAATGAATAGGAACAAAATGTTTTGTAGTCTAATTATTGGTGATAAAAATCCCGATCCGATGTGGATACTCCTCCGAATATTTGCTTTTAGAATAGAGTGTTGGGCAGATAAGGCTTTCATAAAAATGTTATTACATTATGAAAATCATATCTACCAAACATGTAGGAAGTATCTTGGTGGGGATCTTTACGTCGGTAAGTTCCAAGAAATTGTTTCTTGGGAACAAATTAAAACTATGCGTCTTAATGACTATGAGCTTGATTACTTATATTATGGTTACGAAAGTAGCAATAATTTAAGATGTATCGAATATTATAATGAGGTCGTCGTTAAATTATCAGCCATTTTAAATTTAGAGAATTAATGCAAGCAGTTGAAATATTTTCAATTGTTGGAAATCTTTCGTTAGTAGTGCAAACTCTAATATTAATATTCGTAACTTTCATTGTTCATAGAAACAGTAAGTAAATATGGCGCAAAATACTATGGGGCATCTCCGCAGCGACATTAAGCGTAGTGAAGGAGTTCTCCAAAAATTGGTTAACGCTGATTCACCTTTATCTTTGGATGGTTGTAAATTAACAGATCCTGGTAAGGAGTGGGTAATTGGAGCGTTTGATCCATTTCATGACCGTGAGCTTGATATAACAGGTTTTCCGGATGCGTTGGGTAGTAATTCTTTGTGTCAAGTAATTACGCAAAGTTTGCAAATCTCAGCTCCCGCTTCTATTGTTACATCAGGGGAAACGTGGGATTGTCACGTTGTTGACTTTCCTTTTTTAGGGCCTGGTGGTGCTAAAGCAGGTTGCTTTAGCTGGACTACCACGTTACCAAATAATAATAATGTTGTCGCAAATACTTTCTTTGAAGGTGTTCTTAACAATAATGGGTCATTTGGTGGTTTGAGTGTTTACACTTTTGCATCATCTGACAATAATGTTGATATTTTTACGGGGAATGTTTTAAGTCATGCTAATTTAACACCAGCAGCTGCTGATTTGACTAATCCCTACAGAGTAGTTGCTAGTGGTTTTGAAGTTTATAACACTAGTCCCGTATTGTATCAAAGTGGAGCATGCGCGATTTATTCGCAGCCTGTTGCTGATTATAATGTGGCACCTGCTGCCACTTTAGTCGCGCAAACGACGCCACCAGCAGTTGGCTCGGCTAGTGTAAATTTGATGGATGCGCCACCAAGTAGTGTTAGTGAAGCTTTACGGCTTCCTAACAGTACGCAATGGGAGGCGAAAGAAGGTTGTTATGTGATTAATAAATTACATAAGAATGATCTTCCCCCCCATTTAGGAAATTGGACGGCTCCAATGTATTACCAAAATACCCCTGCGGACGGTACTATGTACGGTCCTGGGGTTTTGACTTCAACTTGGATTACTGGAGCAAGCCCAATAAGTATTATACAAGCGATCGATTATAATTGGACTAATTTTGATCAGGGTGGGGCTATTTTCACTGGATTGAGTCCTCAATCGACTTTGACAATTAATAAACGTTGGATTGTAGAAGTATTTCCTACTACATCTAACGCTTTGGCAAATTTTGCCAAACCTTCTCCCGCTTATGACCCGTGTTCACTTAAGTTATATCATGAGTTGGCGTATAAAGCGCCTGGTGGTGTAGAGGTTAAGTATAATGGGCTTGGAGATTGGTTTATGGATGGAATAAAGAGCGTGGCCTCAGTAGTTGGGCCAGCGACGCAAGCGTTAGCTAAATTTATTCCACATAAGGGACTACAGGCTGTTGCTGCTGCAACTAAAGCTTTTAGTCCCCCTAATAAAAAGAATGCTTCTAAAGCTTCCGTGGAAGCTATTAAGCAAAAGGAGAAACTGGATGCCGCTGAAATTCGTGCCTTAACTTCAGAAATTAAAGCTAAGAAGCCCAGGGCAACAAAGCGTTCTTCTTAAAATTACCTGGTATTAACCAAGCATCTATGGAGTTTTTTTTCTCCACTAAGGTGTGG